CCTCGGACGCGTCCCCGTTGCTCGGCTCACAAACCGCGCACGCACGGAGCGCGACAACGGACGCTCCGAGATCACTCGTCCTATCCGCGCGATGACAGACGCGGCGGTCCGGACGATTCTCGGAATGGAAGTGAACCGCGAGTTCTACTCCGCGCCTCAGCGTTACATCCTCGGCGGCGAGGAGTCACAGTTCGAGGACGCTTCCGGGAACAAGATCAACGAATGGCAAGCGATCATGGGCCGCGTGTGGAATGTCCCACGCGACGAAGACGGCGAGCTTCCTCAGGTCGGACAGTTCGCAGTTAACACCCCGGCTCCGTACCTTGATCAAGTCAAGGGACTAGCTCAGATCGTCGCCTCAGAAGCGGCGCTTCCCGCGTCCTACCTCGGCTTCGAGCACGATAATCCAACCTCAGCGGACGCGATCCGAGCCGGCGAAGCTCGCTTGATCAAGCGTGCGGAGCGCCGACAGCTCATGTATGGGCTGGCGTGGCGCGAGGTCGCTCGGCTGGCGCTTCTCGTACGCGATGCCAAGCTCCCCGAGGAGTTCGCCTCGGCGCGCGCTATGTGGCGTGACGCAGCGACCCCGACACGGGCAGCGGCGACGGACGCGACAGTCAAGCTCGTTCAGGCCGGCGTCCTTCCGGCGGACTCTGACGTAGCCCTTGATCGACTGGACTTCTCCGAGGTCGAGAAGGAGCTTCTCAAGGTCGAGCGCCGCAAGGCAGCCGCGACAGCTCGTTTAAACGCTCTCACAGGAGTTCAGCCGGCAGGCAGCGGCACTAACGCGAACCCCGGACAGGAGCCTCGTGACATCCCAAGCCCTGGTGGTGCAGCACAGGCGTAGCCTGCAACAGGTACAGACCCTCCTCGATAATGATCTTGTAGAGATCTACTCGGGGATCCCCAAGAGCCCGGCGGCGGCAATGTCGCTCTTGATCAGTCAGCTCCCACAGCTCACCTCGATCTATGGCGACATGGCCGCGACGCTCGCGGTCGATTGGTACGAGACCGTCCGTGAGGCAGCCGGCGCAGGAGGTTTCTACTCCGGCATCCTCGCTCCCGAGCTTGATCCCGGCAGGGCGATCATCCTGGCGAAGTGGGGCTCGGAGCCTCTCTGGCAGTCCGGTGATCTTGAACTCTCGCGTTCCCGGATCTCCGGCGGCGCGCAGCGCATGATGGCCGGCCAAAGCCGCGAGACCGTAATGCGCAACGTGGACAAGGACAAGGCAGCTACAGGACGCTGGGCGCGCGACGCGCGGGCCTCCGGCTGTGCCTTCTGTCTCATGCTCGCGTCACGCGGGCCCGTTTACACGTCTCAGGACGTCGGCGACTTCAACGCGCACGACTCCTGTTACTGCGTCGCGGTTCCCGACTTCGACGACTACGAGGAACCCCCGCACCTCGCGGAGTTCCGCGAAACATACACCGACGCTCGCGATTCCGTGGGCGGACGAACTTCGGACATCTTGTCCGAGCTGCGCACCACAACCGGCGCAGCGTAAACCCTTGGCCCTTCCGCTCGGCGCGGAGGAAGCCTGCCCGCGACGGGCGAAGCCCTACTTCACACAAGGAGATTAGCCGCGATGGCTGACGACAACACCAATGATCAGCAGCAGCAGAGCACGACTGATCAGCAGCAGAGCACCGACACCCAGCAGCAGGCCGACAACCTCGGCGACGCTGGCAAGCGAGCCCTAGAGCAGGAGCGCGCCGCACGTAAGGCAGCCGAGAAGCAGCTCAAGGACTTCCAGAAGGCACAGCAGGACGCAGAGCTGGCCGGGAAGCCCGAGGTCGAGCAACTTACGGCGAAGCTCAACACGACAGCAAGCGAGCGAGACGCTGCGTTTGCTGAGCGCGACGCAGCTCAGGTCGAGCTAGCACGGTACAAGGCAGCAGCGAAGTACGGGCTCACAGACGAGGACGTTGAATTCCTCACCGGCACTCCCGACGAGATCGAGTCGAAGGCTAAGAAGCTCTCCGCTCGTCTCGGGAACGCTGGGCAGCCGCGAAGGCCAGCACCGAACCCCGGACAGGGACAGCCCGGACAGGCTAACCCCTCTGGCGGCGACGCAGCAGCGGACTTCGCAACATTCATGACCGAGCAACTGAACCGGCGCGCGTAACAGCGCCCCGGCGATACCACTAAGGAAGAGCCAACATGGCATCTACATTTCTGTCGGCAGTACAGCCGACACTCCTACCTCCTACAGTGGTCGCGCCCATCTTCAACGCGACCACAGAGTCTAGCGCTGTCCAGCAGCTAGCTCGTAAGGTCCCTCTCGCGCTTGACGCGAACACCGTAATCCCCGTCAGCATGGACGTTCCCGTAGCCGGCTGGGTCTCTGAGGGTCAGAAGAAGCCAGTCGCGCAGCAGTCCGTAGGCGTGAAGCCAATGAGCGGCAAGAAGCTAGCACTCCTGCTTCCTGTCTCTGAGGAGCTTGCGCGTACGAACAGCGCTGGCCTATTCGAGCAGCTCAAGCAGGACATCCCGCCGGCTCTCTCACGTGCGTTCGACTACGCCGTGATCCACGGTAAGGACCTCCGTACGGGCGGCGCAGGACCCTTCGGCGAGAACTACCTTCGTCAGACCTCGAACGTGATCGACCTCGGCGCTACCACAGCGGCGAACGGCGGAATCTACATCGACCTCGTGAACGGCGAGGAGCTTGTCGTGAATAACGACTTCGATTTCACTGGCTTCGTCGGCGATCCTCGTCTGCGTGTCCGTGTGAAGAAGGCCGTCGACACAACCGG